TTCCTTTCTAATAAAAAATGTTAAACAAACTACCCCTGAAATATGGGGTGGTTTTTAATACCTTAAAAAAATGACAACTCAAGAAAAAATTACGCAAAAATTGTATGAGGCGTTGACAAACAAGTACTCCGCCCAAATTTCAGAAGCTGAAGCAACATTAATGGTCTATTTCAATAATCCTGTTGGTATCGGAGAACATCCTCAACATTTGGAAGAGATGGATAAATTTGTTGACCAATTGGCAAGTGCAAAAGATAAGCTAGACGCTTTACAACAATTCAAGAAATATAGTTAATATGGCAATTAAGAAAAAAGAATTAGGTTTAGATTCAATCAAATCTAAGTTCTCTACTTCGGCAAAATATAAACCTCAAAGATATTTTGACTTGGGTACAGAATTTTTGGATGCGGTTGGAATACCAGGGCCGGCGATTGGACACATCAATATGTTCTTGGGTCACTCTGATACGGGTAAAACCACTGCACTTGTAAAGGCGGCGGTCGATGCTCAGAAAAAAGGAATCCTACCTGTATTCATTATCACCGAACAAAAGTGGTCATTTGAACACGCTCGTATTATGGGGTTCCAATGTGAGGAGGTTGTGGATGAATCAACAGGTGAGATTGATTGGGATGGTTTTTATCTATTCAACAATAATTTTGATTACATCGAACAAATTACCGAGTATATCAACAACTTGTTGGATGCCCAAGAAAAAGGTGAATTGGATTATAGTTTGCTTTTCCTTTGGGACTCAGTTGGTTCAGTTCCTTGTAAGATGACTTTTGAAGGTAAAGGTGGTAAACAACACAATGCTTCAGTTCTTGCTGACAAGATTGGTATGGGTATTAACCAAAGAATTTCAGGTAGTCGTAAAGCTGATTCAAAGTTTGAAAACACACTTGTAATTGTTAATCAACCTTGGGTTGAACTTCCTGATAATCCATTTGGTCAACCAAAAATTAAGGCAAAAGGTGGTGAAGCAATTTGGTTAAACTCATCTTTGGTATTTTTGTTTGGTAATCAAAAAGGTGCTGGTACTACAAAAATTACCGCCACAAAAGATAAGAGAACTGTTAAATTTGCAGTTCGTACCAAAGTATCTGTACTTAAAAATCATATCAATGGATTAGGTTATGAGGATGGTAAAATTATAGTAACACCACACGGATTTATGGCTGGTAAAGAACCGGCAGAAGAAAAGGCATCTATCGAAAGTTACAAAAAAGAACACGCTGAATATTGGAAAGATATTTTGGGTGTATCTGATTTGGATTTTGATTTGAAAGAAGAAGTCGAACCTTAATTAAATAAAAGGTGACCAAAACATTATTAATTGACGGAAACAATTTATTAAAAATTGGATTTCATGGTGTGAAAGATTTCTTTCACGAAGGTAAACACGTTGGGGGTATTTGGCATTTTCTAAATACTACCCGACGTTTTATTGAAGAAGAAAACTTTGATAAAGTAGTCGTATTCTGGGATGGTGAAGGGAGCTCTCTCACAAGAATAATAATATACCCCCAATACAAGGAGAACAGAAAACCTGGTTATGACTTTAAAGAGGAGTCGTTTTACCAACAAAAACATAGAGTAAAACAATATCTTGAAGAGATGTTTGTTCGTCAGGTTGATATTAACAACAATGAGGCTGATGACCTTATTGCTTATTATTGTCAGATTGCAAATGATGAGATTATAACCATTTTCTCGAGTGATAAAGACCTAACACAGCTTATATCACAAAACGTGTCTATATACTCACCCAGTAAAAGATTAACCTATAAAAAAGGTGATTTTATCAAACTACACGAGGTTGAGATACCCCACTATAATGTAAAAACATATAAAATATTGTCAGGTGATAAGTCTGATAATATTGATGGTATCTATTATTTGGGTGAAAAAACTTTAGTCAAATTATTTCCTGAGATACTTGACCATGAGGTTTCTTTTAACGATATTTTAACAAGAGCCGAGGTATTACTTACTGAGGACAAAAAAAACAAAATATTACAAAACTTACTTTCAGGTAAAACAAAATCAGGTATCTATGGAAATGAATTTTTTGAGATTAACAACAAAATCGTGGATTTGTCTAATCCGTTAATCACAGAGGAAGGTAAGGAAATAGTCAAATTATATTATAGTGAAACATTAGACCCCGAGGGGAGAGGGTATAGAAACCTAATCCGTATGATGATGGAGGATGGGTTCTTCAAATTTCTCCCAAAACATGACGAGGCTTGGGTAAACTTTGTAAAACCGTTTATGAAATTAACAAGAAAAGAAAAAAAACAATTTAAAACCAAAAAGTAATTTTTTATGAAAGAGCAAGATTTAACAAAACTTGAGTTTTTGATGATGGTTAACGATAACATCATCGTTCAGAGGTATTTTAATGTTCGTGATTACAATCCCGAAGCAAAATACTCATCCGAACTTTATGAGTTTATTTTAGAATTTAAAAATACTCTCATGCATCGTTTGAAGATGAAAACTGTGGATTATATGCTTGAAAATTCTTATGAGATTCAGGGTAACCCATCTATTTTGGATACGTCATATACCGACGGACCAGAACACTTTAACATCTTTATTAAACATGGGGACATGACAATTTGTCATCGTCAGATTGATGCTAAGATTTTCCCTCCTAAAATAAGATACACCGTAGATATCCGCCCTCATATAAAAAGTTTGCTTTCATCACTTACTGACATTTTTTCAGCGAAAAATTTAACTTTTGAATTCGCGGGAATTAGTACTAAGCGATAATATTTATCAAAAACGAACAAAAATTTACTATGGCGTCAAACAAAAATTTCGATTATTTAGGGTCTTCTTTTCAAATACAATTATTGAATCAAATCATTATTGATAAAGAGTTCGGAAGGTCCATAATTGACGTTATAGAACAACAATATTTTGAAAATAAGTACTTCAAAATCATCTTGCAAATGATTAAGGAGTACTATTCCAAATACGAACACGTACCTACTTTTGATACATTAGAGCAAATAACCAAGTCTGAACTACAACAAGAATTGGCCTCTAAAATTGTGTTGGACACTATCACAAAAATCAAAGACTCCCCAATTGAAGGCAGTGGTTTTATTCAAGAAAAGGCTCTCAAGTTTTGTAAACAACAAGAACTACAAAAAGCCATTACTAAAGCTCAAAAAGTTATTGATGGTGGTGAGTTTGAAAGTTATGACAAACTAGAAGAACTAGTTAGAGAAGCTCTACAAGTTGGAGAACGAGAAGATGGAATGGCCGATGTATTCTCTAATTTGGATGATGTACTTAACGAAGACTATCGTCACCCAATTCCGATGGGAATACCAGGTATCGACAGATTGTTAAAAGGAGGTTTGGCAAAAGGAGAATTAGGAGTTATCTTAGCCCCCACGGGAGTAGGTAAATCTACATTCTTAACCAAAATTGCAAATCACTCATTTAATTTGGGATACAATGTACTTCAAATATTCTTCGAGGATAACCCAAAAATTATTCAACGTAAACACATCACACTTTGGACAAAAGTCCATCCCGATGAGTTATCAACTAAAAAAGATGAGGTGATGGATAAGGTTAGAGAGGTACAAAGTAAGATGGAAAACCGTCTTATTTTAAAGAAACTACCATCAGATACTTTAACAATGCTTCAAATCAAAAATCAACTTCGCAAGATGATTGCTGATGGAGTTAAGTTAGATATGGTTGTATTAGACTATATTGACTGTATCGTTCCTGATAAAAATTTGGGTGATGAATGGAAGAGTGAAGGTTCGGTTATGAGAGGTTTCGAAGCAATGTGTCACGAGTTGAATCTGGTTGGGTGGACGGCAACACAGGGTAACAGAAGTTCGATTTCATCAGAGGTCGTAACAACAGACCAAATGGGTGGGTCAATTAAGAAGGCTCAAGTTGGTCACGTTATTATATCTGTTGCGAAAACATTACAACAAAAAGAGATGAAACTGGCCACAATTGCAATAACCAAATCAAGAATTGGTGACGATGGTATTGTGTTTGAAAATTGTAAGTTCGATAACGGTATGTTAGAAATCGATACCGAAAGTTCGGTAACGTTCTTAGGACTTGAAGAACAGAAAGAAGAACAACAAAG